TTTGGGCGAGGTGCAAGCCTGCGCCGTGTCGCTGCTATCCGATGGCGTGAGCATCTTCGGCTTCGGCCCTCGCTCTGATATTTTTGCCACCGTCGCAGTACTGCAGGCTGGCGCAACCCTTGCGATTAGCTGTCTTTCCGACAGCACGGTAACCGAGCCGCCGTCAAAGGCTTGAGCAAGAGGATTGATGTATGGCTAAGGTTGAAGTTCTATCCACTGGTGATGATCCATCTGTTGACGAGGTAGAGGTTGTCAGTGAGCCGGCTGACGATGAGTCGCAGCCTGTCACCGATGCGCCAGTCGGCGACGATCCTCCCGCAGCGGCTGCCGCAGAGCCTGCCGAGGATGAGGTTACGATCACAATCGGCGATGAGCCGGCCCCGGTCGATGAAGAGGCCAGAGCGCCTGACTGGGTGCGTGAACTGCGCAAGAGCCACCGCGAACTGCAGCGCAAAAACCGTGAGCTTGAGCAGCGGCTGCAAGGCACTCCGGCTGCAACACCGGCGCTTGGCAAAAAGCCGTCGCTCGATGACTTCGATTATGACGCTGACAAATACGAGTCGGCGCTTGAGTCCTGGTACGACACCAAGCGCAAGCATGACGCTGCCGCTGCCGAGGCTGACAAGGCCAAGGAGCGCGTTGCTGCGGAGTGGCAGGCCAAGCTCGACACCTACGCGCAGCACAAAGCAGCGCTGAAGGTGACGGGTTACGAAGATGCCGAGGCTCGGGTTGAGGAAGCGCTCAACGGCGACCAGCAGGCCGTGCTGATTAAGGCGCTCGATAACCCGGCCACAGTGGTCTACGCGCTGGGCCGTGATGCGACAAGGCTCAAGGATCTGGCCGCTGTCACCGATCCGATCCTGTTTGCTGCCGCAATTGCCAAGCTGGAGGGCAAATTGAAAGTCACCACCCGAAACGCACCGCCGCCGCCCGAGAAAACCGTCAAGGGATCTGCACCGATCTCAGGCACGGTCGATTCGACGCTCGACCGACTGCGCGAGGAAGCCGCCAAAACGGGCAACTACACGAAAGTGCTTGCATACCGCAGACAGAAACGGTAGAAGGCTTTCCATAGGTCTCGCCAGCCTTCAAGTGGCAGGTTGACAGGCGGCCATCCAGCCTCAGTGGATGAGAAGTGACACCGCAGCCGAGGGCTGCACGTTTCGACTCATCCACTTTTTGACTGGAGCATTACATGGCTAACTCATTCAGCAAGGAAGAGCGCATTGCCTTTGAGAACATTCTCGAAGGCTTTCAGGACGCTCTGGTTCTCTCTCGCAACGTCTCGGTCTACAACACCGACCAGACGATGATGGAGCGTGCCAACAACATCATCTGGCGACCGCAGCCTTACATCTCGACCAGCTACGCTGGTACGGATCAGACCACCAACTTTGACGATTACACGCAGCTCTCTGTGCCCTCGACCATCGGCTTTGCCCGTTCGGTTCCTTGGGTCATGACTGCCACCGACTTGCGCGACGCACTGCAGGAGCAGCGCTTGGGCGATGCCGCCAAGCAGAAGCTGGCCTCCGACATCAATGTCGCCATCATGAACGTGGCTGCGCTGCAGGGCACGCTGTTTGTCAAGCGCACCGGCGCTGCGTCGGGCTTTGACGATGTGGCCGAGTGCGAGGCCGTGATGAACGAGCAAGGCGTGGTTGACTATGACCGCTTCCTGGCTCTCTCGACCCGCGACTACAACGGCATGGCTTCGGATCTGGCAAAGGCCTCTCGCAGCTTCGGTAACGATGTCACCGACAGCGCTTACCGTCGCGCATATGTGGGCCGCGTGGCGAGCTTTGAGACCTTCAAGCTCGACTATGCCAACCGCAAGGCTGCTGCAGCCGGTGGCGCAGGCCTTACCGTCAGCACGCTGGTCGGCGCTGCCAACTACTACGTTCCCAAGGCCACTTCGGTCGCTGCGACCGGCGAATCGGCTAACGTCGATAACCGTTACCAGACGATCACGATCAGCAGCACCACAAGCGTTGCAGCCGGTGACTCGTTCACCATTGCCAACGTGTTTGCGGCGCACAAGATCACTAAGGCATCGACGGGCGTTCTGAAGACCTTCCGCGTTATCTCGGTTCCGTCAAGCACCACGCTTGTGATCAGCCCTCCGATCATCAGCAACCAGGGCGGCTCGGATGCCGAAGCTCAGTATCAGAACGTGGTGATTAGCGCCACTTCGGGCACTGCCGCTATCGTCTTCCTCAACACCGTTGCTGGCGCAATGAATCCGTTCTGGCAGAAGGACTCGCTGGAGATCCTGCCGGGCCGTTTCGCTGTACCGGCTGACGCTGGCGCTGCGGTGATGCGTGCTGCGACCGATCAGGGTATCGAACTGGTCATGACCAAGCAGTACGACATCAACACGATGAAGACCAAGTATCGGCTCGACACGCTCTATGGCGTGGTCAACAAGCAGCCGGAAATGTCTGGCATCATCATGTTCTCGCAGACCTGATCGACACACTGACAAGGAATCACGATCATGAGTTCACTTCTGCTTACTCAAGGCACTGTCACAGTGTCGGTTCCGGCCAACGAGAGCATCGCGGTCTTTTGCCAAGGCACTTGCACCGTCTCGCGCTCGCTGGGCTTCCCCAACTACCCGAACCAGTCCACGCTGCTCGGTACTGTCAACAACGGCCAGACTGTGTTCGGCCCCTACACTTCCGGCGCGGACATCGTGCTGGAGGCTTCGGGCGGCGTACAGGTTCTGTACGAAGTTGGCACCGGCCCGGTGGTCCAGCAGCAGCGTCTGCTGTCGCCTGTGCAGGTCACTCCCGGCACTCTCAACGCCACTGGCACATTGACGGCGGCGCTGTGCCTTACCGGTCTTGTGACCTCGACCACGGCTGCCGCTGTGGTTGCGACACTCGATACCGGTGCAGTCGTTGATCTGGCCTCCAACTGGGCTGTCAACGACAGCTTCGATTGGGCCGTGATCAATACCGGCGGCGCGAACGCCTTCACCGTGACTGCTGCGGCTTCGGGCCACACGGTTGTGGGCGCTGGCGCGGTTGCTGCTTCCAGCTCGGGTCAGTTCCGCACTCGTAAGACTGCCGCTGACACGTTTGTGACCTATCGCCTCGGCTAAGAGGCATCCACGGCGGCGGCTGGATAATACCGGTCGCCGCCCTTTCTCTGTGAGGTTGATATGCCGATGGTCAAGGGCTACAGCCCCAAGTCAGTCTCCAAGAACATCAGCCGCGAAATGAAAGTAGGCAAGCCGCAGAAGCAGGCCATTGCCATCGCGCTGTCTGTCGCTCGCAAAGCCGCTGTCAAGGCGGGGAAGCCGAGCAAGGCGAAAGCCGCGCCGATGAAGGGCAAGCGCAAATGAGCGCTGCGCTCGACAAGATGATTGCAGTTTACCGCGCACCGGGGCCGCACTTTGGACCGCCGCATACTACTTACGATTGCAAGGGCGTGACCGAGGAAGATCTGCAGGCCGCGCTCGATGAGGGCTGGCATCTGCAGTTCCTCGATGCCCTTGCCGCCGCATATGGCGCTGATGCTGTCGAGAGCGATGACATCGAACTCGTCGATGACGCTGACCTCGACGCACCGCCGACACGCGAAGAGATGGAACAGCAGGCCGAGCAAATCGGTCTCAAGGTTGACAAGCGGTGGAGCGATCAGACGCTATCCCGCAAGATTGAAGACGCAATGCAAGCTGGCTGATGCCAGAACCAAGGACGCACCGCTATGACCGACATCATCAAGAGCCGAGATCAAGTCAACCGGCGCAACCGCGACATGGCCGATGGCACGTTTGCCGAAATCGTCGCCACTGCGCAGCAGACGCTGTTCCGCACCACCTTTGCAAAGGTGCTGGCCTCCGGTGCAGATCCTGATTTCTTCGCTCAGATCGGCGCGCTCGGCGCTGGTATTACCTACAGCCAGACTGGTGGCAACCTTGTCATCAACTCCGGCACGACTACCAACTCCGAGCTGATCCTGCGCTCTGTGGTGTCTTGGCGCGACATGATGACCTTGCGCTGGCAGACGATCCTCTCGCAGCGTATCGCTAACAACTCCTTCACCGTCGAACTGGTCGATGTGATCGGCGACGGTCTGGCCTACGTGATCAACAGTGCCGTGAGCGTCACGGTCACGATCCCGAACAACCCGTTCACCGCTGCCAATGTGGGCCAGTCGCTGAACTTGGGCGCAATTGCTGGCGCTGCTGGTATCGCGGGCCGGTATGCGATTGCATCGGTCTCTGGCGCAACCGTCACCTTCACCGTGGCGAGCTGGCCTGCATCGGGCACTGGCACGCTGTCACTGTTTGGCTGGAACTTCCACCGCTGCGAGTACAGCGGCACGACCGCAACCGCTGCCAACTACGACACGCAGCGCAAGGGTTGGAACTCGGGCAACACTGCCGCGACGATTAACACCACGGCATCCCCAGGTCACATGGGCATCATCAACTCCGAGGACGGCATGGGTTCGTTCTTGGATCAATTGATTGCATCCAGCACGACTCTTGCAACTGCTATGCGTGCCTCTCGCGTGGTCAACATCCCCGACGAAGCGGCCCCGTTGTTCTTGCAGATCCGTGTCCAAAACGGCACCACAGCTCCTGCCAGCACCACCGCGTGGACGCTCGGCATGGCTTCGCTGTCGAGCTACATGGCGCAAAATGTGGCGATCAACTCGGTGAGGCCGCAGACCTTTAACTCTGTTATGCCGGTCGCTGTCAACAACACGCCCAACATTGGCACGATCACGACGCTGACCGGCGGCAACGCTGCCGAAGATGCCGCGACCACCGCGAACCCGCTGATCGTTGGCGGCTTGGTGCGCACTGCGGTATCCCCGACCACGCTGGTGGCTGGCGACGCAGCGCGTGCCACGATGACCAGCGGCGCGGCATTGGTGAACTTCCCGTTCGCAGTGCCGGAACTGGGCTGGTCATACGCTGCCGCTGCGGGCGGCATCTTGAACACCACTACAGCGGTGACGATCAAGGCCGCTGCCGCAGCTGGCGTTCGCAACTACATCACCTCAATTCAAGTGATGTCGGAAGCACTGACCACTGCCACCGAGCTTGCGATCCGCGACGGTGCAGCTGGCACAGTGATCTGGCGCACCAAGATTCCTACGGGCGGCCTGCCGACCACGACCTTTGACTTTACGGCTCCGATTCACGGCACTGCTGCCACGTTGCTCGAAGTGGTCACGCTGACCGCCTCTGGCGCTGGCGCGGTCTACGTTAACGCTCAAGGCTTCACTGCTGCCTAATCATGAGTTACACCAAGCGCCAATTGGTTGAGGGAGCCTATGCCGAGATCGGCATGGCTTCCTTTGTGTTCGATCTGGAACCCGAAGACCTGCAATCGGCGCTGCGCAAACTCGACTCGATGATGGCGATGTGGAACGGGCGCGGTATCCGTTTGGGCTACCCTGTGCCGTTGTCGCCAGAGTCATCGTCGCTCGATGAGGATAGCAACCTGCCGGACTGGGCCGTGACTGCAGTTATTGGCAATCTAGGCATTCAGATTGCACCCAGTTACGGCAAGAGTGTTGCTGCTGAAACGCGATTTAGTGCGCGTGATGCCTACAACGTGCTGCTATCTCGCGCTGCTGCGCCAATTGAGATGCAGATGCCTGGCACGATGCCATCCGGCGCTGGCAACAAGACTTGGAGCATTGACCAGCCGTTTATGGGGACACCGGTTGATCCGCTGTTGTCCGGCCCCGACAGTCTTTTGACCTTTAACTGAGGCAGACCATGACCACGATTAACAACCTGACCGCGCTGGATGTGGTTTCTGCCGGCGACCAAGTGCCGCTGTACTCAAACAGCAACGGCGATGCACGACGCGCCAGCATGACTGCGGTGCAGACCTTCGTGCTGCAGGGCTTGGCCGACTCGATCACGTTTGTGACGCAGTACTCTGCGCCTTCTGCCACTGGTTTCTCAGTCACCATCGGCGATGGCCCCGAGTCCACATGGCTGGTGCTGACTCCGGTGGCAGGCTATGCCGCAGGCACGATCCTGCTGCCGCCTGTGGCAACGTGCGTCGAGGGTCAGGAACTGGTCTGCAATTGCACCCAGGTCGTGACCGCGCTCACCATCTCCGGCAACGGCGCGACCGTGACCGGCGCACCGACTACGCTTGCTGCAAATGGTTACTTTCGACTGCGCTTTGAGCCGGTTGCCAAGGTTTGGTATCGCGTCGGATGAAAGATCGCAGGATCAAGGATGCTGGCGTTACCGGCTACAACAAGCCGCGCAAAACACCATCGCATCCAACCAAGAGCCACGTTGTCGTGGCTAAGGTCGGCGACAAGGTAAAGACAATTCGGTTTGGTCAGCAGGGTGTCAGCGGCTCGCCTAAGAAACAAGGCGAGAGCAAGGCAGACAAGGCCCGACGCGAATCGTTCAAGGCGCGGCATGCCGAGAACATCGCCAAAGGCAAGATGAGCGCAGCGTATTGGGCGGATAAGGTTAAGTGGTAACCCATGCAAATCGGCATCCTCAACGGGATTTACACCAACGGCGAGTCGGATATCCGCACCTCGCTGCCGGTGAACCTTGTCCCGGTGCCAAAGGATTCCGGCATCAGCAACGGCTACCTGCGCCCTGCTGACGGCATCACGCAGTTTGCCACCGGCATCGACAGCGACCGTGGCGGTATCAACTGGAATGGCACCATGTACCGGGTGCAGGGCACCAAGCTCATCTCTGTGGCTGAGGATGGCACCGTGACCACCTGCGGCGACGTGGGCGCTGGCGGCCTAGTGACAATGGATTACAGCTTCGACCTGCTGGGCATTGAATCCGGCGGAAACCTGTTTTACTGGGACGGCGCGGCACTCACGCAGAACACCGATCCCGATCTTGGCGTGGTTGTCGATGTGGTCTGGATTGATGGCTATTTCTGCACCACCGATGGCACCAGCCTTGTGGTGACGGAGCTTAACGATCCCTACGCAGTCAACCCGCTCAAGTACGGCTCAAGCGAAATTGACCCCGATCCTGTGGTGGGCGTGATGAAGGTGCGCAACGAGCTGCAAGCGATCAACCGCTACACCATCGAGGCGTTTAACAACATCGGTGGCGACTACTTTCCGTTTCAGCGCATCGACGGGGCGCAGATCCAAAAGGGCGCACTGTCTCGCCACACCTGCTGCCTGTTTGTCGATGCTATCGCGTTTATGGGTTCAGGCTTCAACGAGGCCACGGCGATCTATGTCGGCGCAAATGGCACGGCCAGCAAGATCAGCACGAGCGAGATCGATCAAATCCTGCTGACCTACACCGAAGCGCAGCTTGCCGAGTCGGTGTTAGAGACCCGCGTAGACCGCTCGCATCAGCATTTGTTCATCCACTTGCCGGATCGCACACTGGTTTATGACGCATCGGGGTCTGTAGCGCTCGGAGAGCCTGTGTGGTTCGTGCTGACCACCTCAGTGGATGGTTACAGCCAATACCGCGCTCGCAGCCTTGTGTGGGCTTACAATCGCTGGAACGTGGGCGACCCGCAATCAAGCGCCATCGGCTACCTCGATCACAGCCAGGGCGCGCACTGGGGCGAAACGGTCTATTGGCTCTTTGGCACCAAGATTCTCTACAACGAGGCATCTGGCGCAATCTTTCACGAGCTGGAACTGGTCACGCTTACCGGGCGCATGGCTGTCGGCACTGCGCCGCGGGTGGCTACCAGCTATAGCCTGGACGGGGAGACATGGAGCGTGGAGCGCGACATCGGCGCTGGCGTTTCTGGTGGCCGCACCAAGCGGCTGGTCTGGTTCCGTAACGGCTCAATGATTACCACGCGCATCCAGCGCTTTCGGGGCGACTCAACCTCGCGGCTGTCTTTTGCACGGCTTGAGGCGCGGCTAGAGCCGCTGGCAGCATAATGGCCGGCCAATACCGCTCCATTACCCGCGACCAGCTGGCAAAGTTTCTGCCAGACCCGGAGAGCATCAAGCGTTTTGAGTCGCTCTTTCAGGCTGCCGAGCAAGCTGGGCCATCTGCGACTGAGGAAGCGCTCAATTTCAGCCTGACGGCTAATGCTGCCGCGGCTTCAGCGCAGGCCGCTGTGGATTCGCTGGCCGAGGTTGTGCAGCGGCTGGAGCTTGCACCGCCACCGCCGGAGCTGGGATCGATGTCGCTGCTGCAGCAGGACAATGTGCCTTGGCTTACGTTCAACACCGCACCGGCCAACATCCCTACCGCTGTCGGCAGTGTGTACTGGGACGGTGGCACAACTCTCAACATGCAGGCTACGACCAACGTCATCATTCGTATCGGTCAGGCTCAGTTTGTCTATGTCAAAGCATCGGCAGCCATTACCAAGGGCCAACTGACCTACCACACAGGCGCTGTGGGCGCCTCTGGCGTTATTACCGTCGCGCCTACTCCGCTGGCGCTGGCTGACCCTAATCAGATCATCGGCGTGGCAGCCGAAACTATCGCGCATAATGGCTTTGGCCTGATTCAAATCACCGGCCTGCTGCGCGGCTTTGCCACCAATGGCACAAGTGTCGGCGAGGTCTGGGCTGACGGCGATCCGCTGTACTACAACCCGGCTTATGTCGGGTCAATGACCAAAAACAAGCCATCGGCTCCGAACCAAAAGACCTATATCGGCGAGGTGGTCAATGCCGCTGCCGCCGGGTCTGGCTCGATGCAGATCCGCGTCCTGCCTGGCTCTGTTCTGGGCGGTACCGACAGCAATGTGCAGTTTGCAGCGGTGGCCGATAAGGATCTGATCCAGTACGACAACGCACTCGGCTATTGGAAAAACGTCACAGCCGCAGGGCTGACTGTCGGCACAGCAACCAATCTTGCCGGTGGCGCTGTCGGCTCTGTGCCTTATCAATCTGGCGCTGGCGCGACTACGTTCCTGCCAATTGGCACGGCGGTACAGGTTCTCAAGGTCAATGCCGGCGCAACCGCTCCGCAGTGGGTCAGTGGCGCAGCACTCACCAAGGTGGACGATACCAACGTCACGCTGACACTTGGCGGCACCGCGGCAACGTCGCTGCTAGCCGCAACCTCACTGACGCTTGGCTGGACTGGCACGCTGTCTGTAGCGCGTGGCGGCACAGCGCAATCGGCGTGGACTGCTAACGGGCTGGTCTACGCAAGCGGCACCACGACGCTGACAAATAGCTCGGCGCTGACCTTCGACGGCACAAACCTTGCCACCACTGGCACGGCCAGCGCGACCAAGCTCATCCCTACAGGCGGCTCTGCTGCCGACAATGGCATGTACTTGCCTGCCGCAAACACGCTGGCGTGGAGCAATGGCGGCACTGAAACCATGCGCCTTGATAGCGCAGGAAACCTCGGAATCGGCGTTACTCCTAGTGCGTGGGTTAGCTACCATAGGGGCATAGATTTTGGCGGTGGCACTAATTACGGTGGGCTGTCGGCGCGTGGCGACTATGTAACGCTGGCAAATAACTGTTATTTAGATAGCAGCGGCTCAACTTGGCGCTATAAAAACACCAGCACAGCGACTCAATTTGCTCAAACTGGCGGCGGTTTCGTTTGGTATATAGCCGCATCCGGCACGGCTGGAAATGCGATCACATTCACAACCTCAATGGTTTTGGATTCGGCAGGCAATTTGACCGTTCCGGCCATGTACGGCACAACCGTCACCACCCCGCGCAACGTGTTTATTGACTCCGCTGGCAAGATGGGCGGCATTAGCTCGACCCGAGCTAGCAAGATCAACATTGCCCCGCTAACCGATGTGTCGTGGTTGTACAAACTCGAACCGGTAAGCTTCAACTACCGCAAGCGCACCGAGAATGGAGCGTATCTGGACGCATTCGAGTCAGAGACGCAGCTGGGCATGATTGCAGAGCAGGTTGCGCCGCATGCGCCAGAACTGTGCATTTACGATGCAGATGGCAAGGTTGCCGGTATTCACTACGACCGAATGATTGCGCCGCTGTTGAAGGCTTTACAGGATCAAGCGGTTAGAATTGCATCGCTTGAAAAAACTATTTTGTCAATTACCTCGACCGCAACGGACACCGCAAAATGACCACAACCGTCAAAGTCATCATCCCGCGCAAGCAGGCAGAGGCTGTGCAGACCGCGCAATATACTGCCGTTAACTGCAAGACGCTGATCGACAAGTTTACGGTCACCAACACAACAGCCGGCAATGTCACGTTCTCGGCAAACCTTGTGGCAAGTGGCGACACAGCCGGCAATCAGAACTTGATCGTCAAGACGCGCACTATTCTGCCGAGTGAGTGCTACACCTGCCCCGAGCTTGTAGGCCAGTCGCTAGAGTCCGGTGGCTTTATCTCAACCCTTGCCGGCGCTGCCACGTCGCTGACGCTCTCGGCCACTGGGCGGGAGATCACCTGACATGATCCACGTGGAACCAGGCATCACTCCGGCAGAGCTGCGCATCGTGTACAAAGACTTGTACATCTGCGCTGCGCTGTCACGGGATGGCGCTGTGCCAGAGCCTGTGTCTCATCCACTGGTGGCGTATTACTCGGCTTTCGTTGATGGCCGCTTTGCCGGCGCGTTTATGGCTGTGCGCCAGACCGCCGCTGACATCGAGGTGCATTCGCTGCTGCTGCGCCATGCCGTGCGCTATAGCCGGCAGCTAGGCGTGGCGTTCATGGCCGCGCTGTTTGCTAACCCCGAGGTGCAGCGGCTCACAGCGTGGGTCTATGCAGACCTGCCAAGCGCTGCCAATTTCTGCCGGCGCATGGGTTTTACACTTGAGGGCACACGCCGCGGCGCTTGTGTTAGAAATCAACAATCTGCAGACGTTCTGATGTTCGGGCTACTTCGGCCCGAGTGGAGTGCAAAATGGGCTTTGTAACCGATTTATTTGCTGAGCTTACCGGGGCCGGTGCGAAAGGCCGTGCTGCCGTTCGCGCTGGCGAAACGCAAGCCACTGCTGCAGAAAAAGGCATTGCAGAGACACAGCGCCAGTTCGACAAGTTAGTAGATCTGATGCAGCCATATGTGTCTGCAGGCACCGGTGCACTATCCGCGCAGCAACGGCTGTTAGGGCTTGGCACTCCCGAGGAACAAGCCGCAGCAATTAAGCAACTACAAGAGTCGCCAATGTTCACGGCGCTCACGCAACAGGGCGAGAATGCGATCTTGTCCAAGGCATCGGCCACAGGCGGCCTGCGCGGTGGCAACACACAGGCCGCGCTTGCGCAGTTCCGGCCACAGGTACTGTCGAGCGTGATACAGGATCAGCTCGCAAACCTCGGCGGCCTCTCGCGCATGGGTCAGGCCAGCGCCGCAGGGCAGGCTTCAGCAGGCATGGAGCAGGGCCAGAACGTGGCAAACTTGCTCGGTCAAGCTGGCGCGGCTCGCGCCGGCGGCATCATCGGGGAAGGCAATACTCGCGCAAATGCTTTTAACGACTTGCTGAAAATTGCATCAGTCGTTGCTGGCGCAAGTCAGCCCAAGCCGGGGGGTTTCTAACATGGCTATCGGTCAATTCGCACCTATCAACTACGCTGGCATGCAGCAGACACCGGATATCGGCGACAGCATCCTGCAGGGTCTCAAGATCGGCCAAGCCTTTAGGCAGGGCCAGGATCAGCGCGCAGCGTTGGCTAAAGCCGATGCTACCCGCAAGCAATACGCCACAGACCTGCAGGCGGCATTTGACGCAAAGACCCCGGAGGCTTTTGCATCGCTATCGGCCAAGTACCCGACGCAGCGCGAGGCATTCAAGCAGTCGTGGGAGATTCTCAACCAAGACCAAAAAGACAGCCAGTTTCGTGTAGGCGTGCAGGCCTTTGGTGCGCTGCGATCAGGCAAGACCGATGTGGCTGCGCAATTGCTCGATGAGCAGATCGCAGCAGCAACCAATGCCAAGCAGCCCGTTGATAACCTCAAGATGCTGCGCACCGCACTGGATACCGCACCGGAGCAGGTGCAGAACCAGCTCGGGCTGGCGCTGTCGAGCATTGATCCCAAGAAATGGTCAGACATGACCACAGAGTTGCGCAATGCTGAAAAGGCACCGTCAGAGCTGACCGAGGCACAGGCTAAGGCAAAAAAGGCCGCTGTAGAGTCGCAATTTGCAGAAAGCAATGCTGTTTTGGATCTTAAGAAAAAAGGCTGGGAGATCAGTCAGATTGAGGAAAACATTGGCATTCAAAAAGAGAACAACCGC